AAAGCCTTGCTCTTGAGCCTGCTGAAGGTCTGACAGCTTTGCCTGTAGTTGGTCAAGCTGGCCGAGCGTGGCGGCAGCAGCCGCAGCAGCCTCAGAGTTGTTCGCCTGCCTCGCTGCTTTTTGCTGCTCCTGCACGCGAGCCTGTTCGCGCTCAACGGCAGCAAGATCATCGGCAAGTTTCGTTTGAGCGTCACCCGCTTTCGTCAACGCTTCGATCCGCTTTGTGTCGGCGTCGGCCTGAGCGATAGCAGCATCCTTAGCAGCTCGCCGCGACTGTAGCTCTTTATCGACGGCACGGTTGACCTTGTCCTGCTCCACCTTGATGCGGGCAATCTCCTCCGCTGTGATATTCAGCGGATCGACAACAGATGCCGCCGCCGCCTCAAAACCACGCATCGCATCGGTGACGGCACTGCTCTGGTCAACGATTCCGTTGAAGAACGAGTCGAACCGCTCGCGGGTCCGCTCGATGTCAGCCTCGACCTTGAACTGCGGCGACCGCTCGGCATCAATCTGTGCCCGCAAGCCTTCAAGGTACGTCGTCGCCGCACCGGCGGCGGCGGAACGCTGCTCGGCAGCGTTGCCAAAAACAGCCTGCGTCGTGCCGTCAATGATTTGCTGGCCTGCCGCCTCAAGCTCCGCAAGGTTCTGCTGTAGCTGTGCGTTCGCGTTTAGCTGCAAGTCACGCCCGAAGTTTTCCAAATCGGTGCTGACGTAGCTTCCAATCGCCTCAAGAGCCTTGCCGAGCGCGACGGCGATTCCGTTGCCGATGATTTCAAACGTGTTGAAGATGCTTCTGAACACGCCGCTGAGAACCTCCAACACACCGGCAATCCGGTTGAAGGTTTCACCCGCTGTATTCAACGCGCCCGTGAACCCGCCGAAATATTCGACGTACTCGTCAAAGATGCCAGCGAAATACTCCGCCCCTCGCAGCAGCGTGTCGGTGATCGCGTTGGCAATGCCCGTGCCGCCCTGTCCATCCACACCCACGAACTTTAGAAACTGGTTCGTGACATCGGTGACTGCCGGTGCGAGGTTGCCCAGCACCTGCCCGGTGATGCCCTGCACCGTCGCGGCCACCAAGCCGAAGGCATCGTTCATGCTGCCGACGTTTTCGACTTGCGTCTCGTCAACAATGATTCCGAGCCTTTCGGCTTGGGCTCGCAATTCTTCGATGCTGGTTGCACCCTCGCGAAACAGCGGAGCGAGTGCGGCACCTTGTTTGCCAAATATCTCGACGGCGGCGGCGGCACGATCCGCCACGGTTGGCAGCGTCGAGATTGCGTTGCCGATAGCGGAGAACTGCTGCTCGGGTGCTAACGCACGCAGTTCGCCGACAGACAGGTTGATAGCCCGGAGCGACTTGTCGAGCGCGTCACCGGGAGTGGCCTTGCCGATGTTCACCGCGAGCCTCTCAATTGCCCCGCCAAACTGTTCCGTATCGACGCCAGCCAGTTTCGCGGCGAGCGAGTAGCCCTGCAACGCCTCGACGCCGATACCAGTCCGCTGGGAAAAGTCGTCGAGTTTGTTGAAGGAAGCGTTGGCAGACGTGACGAGCCCTGAGATCTGATTCTGTACGCTGGCGAACGCACTGCCGAGCCCATCGATAGCGCCGCCGAGGCTTGTGACCGCATTGATCACGCCGCCCGCGAGCAGATTTTCAATCCCTTCAGCGACGGCAGCCTGATAAGCGTCTTGCTCAGCGACAAGATCTGCAATACTCGCTGCCTCTTCGTCAGCATTGCTGGCGACGTCAAAGGTGATCGTCTTACTCTCGGCTGCGTCGATTGCCTGCGTCAGGCTGGCGACAGAATCAAAACCCAGCGTCTTGGCGATCAGGTCGACATTCTTGCCTTCCACGCTGGAGAGCAGTGCCGCCGCAGACTCGATGCCGTCGACGCCAAGCACGCGAAGCTGCGTGTCAATCTCCGTGCCGTCAATCACGGCAAGCTGCTGACGTGCGGACTCAATGGAATCAACGCCAATCAGTCGCAGCACAGGCTCAATGTCTACGGCTGAAATAGAGGCTAGCCGCTCGCGTGCGGCGTCAATCGTGTCTACGCCCAGCAGTTGCAGAGTTGCCGTAACATCTACGTCCTGCAATTCGCCGAGCTTTGCCTGAGCAGCCTCTATGGAATCAAACCCAGTGGCTTGTAAGAACGCCTGGACACTTGTGCCGTCAAGCGTTGCCAACTGCTCTGCCGCGTCGCTGATTGTCGCGGTGCCAAGAAACTCAAGTGTCGCCGTGATACTGCGATCACCTAATGACTCAAGTGCCGCCCGAGCGGAATCAATTGACTCAAAACCAATGGTTTGCAGCTTCGGCTCAATCTGCAAAGCACCCAGAGCGATTAGCCGCTCGCGTGCGGCGTCAATTGAATCCACACCAAGCACTTCAAGCGTGGCCTTGAGGTCAACGTCTGGCAGGCTTGCGAGCCGAGACTGGGCCGCCTCAAGCGAGCCGAACGATGACTCGATTGAACGGATCGTGTCTTGAACCTCGGCAGCGTTGGCGATGTTGATCGTAGCGGAAGCATCGGTGTTGCTCAGCGACTCAAGTTGCTGCCTCGCCGCCTCAATCGTCTCCACGCCGAGAACCTTGAGCACGGCATCAATCTGCGCACCGTCAATACCAGCAAACTGTTGCCGCAGGTCGTCCAGTTGCTCAACGCCTGCTACTTGCAGTGCTGCCGTAATCTGTGTGTCTGTGAGTTGGGCCAGCGATGCACGCAGCTCGTTGCTTGCATCAACGCCCTCGCGAACGCCGACGACCTGCACCTCAAACGTCGTTGCAATATCGCCCGACTGAATGCGTGAAAACTCTTCGCGGTATTGCTCGATCGAGACTCGCCCAGCCTCAAAGCGATTGCGTAAATCAAGGATCGCTGTTGCCTGCCGCTCTGCGGCTGGCGTTGAACCGCTGATCGCCGCAGCAATCTCCTGCGACTGCTCTGCAAAGCGTTCGGCTGACAGGGTGCCGCCTTCAAGGGCTGCTCGCAGCGGGGCAATCGCTTCTGCAAAGCGGTCGAGCGCAGTGCTGTCAGAGCCTTCCGATAGCTTGGCCGACTCCAGGCCAAAGTTGCGAGCGTCGATTGCACCAAACTTGAGCAGTTCGTTGAGCCGCTCGAGGCTCGCAGTCCTTGCTTGCTCGGCAGTTTGATTCTGCTGCGTGATTCGCAGCCCTTCTTGGAAAGCCGCCGCCGCTCCCTTCGCCTCTTCGGTCAGCCGCCCAAACGCAGCCGCGTATTCCTGCGGCCCAACGACGTTGTCTCGCAGCTGGTCAGCCAGCGCTGAGAACTTCGCGGCAAACTCTTCCTGAGCCTTGCCCGCCGCCGCCGTCTTTTCAGCAAACGGCGTAAAGACGTTCGTTGCCTTCTCAGCCTGTGCGGCGAGCTTGTCGAGCGCACGGTCAACCGGCGTGAGCGACTTTGCCAAGCCGCTCGCGTCACCAGTGACCTTTAATGCTAACCCGACGATGTTCGCCATCAGCCACCACCTAACGCTGCCTGCAATGCCAGAATCTGTGTCAGCATCTGATCGCCATGCTGCGGAGCCTTTTCAATCGGATTGAAATCATCGGCACTCGGGCACTTGCCTCTCGGTGAGTGCGGCGCGAGCATCGCACTCACTTCAAGACCTGTCTGCCGCCATGGATCGGGGAGTGCTTGGTAGTAGCGTGTATACGCCATCCACTCAGTCAGTTCCCGCGAATCCATGCGGCGAGACAGTTCGCCGACCGTCATGCCCAGGTGCCCGGCCAACGCGAACATAAAACGCCGCGTCGGCGAGACACTCAGGCTTTTCCCAGTTGCTCGACATCCGCCTCCGTCATGTTGTTGTGCTTGAGAGCCTCATCAAAGAGCCTTCCCATCACCGCACCTGACTTGTTCGCCAGCGTGACGACTTGCTCGCGAGTGAAGAGCAGTTCGCCCTTCTCGTCGCACAGGACGCGGGCGAGGTACTCTGTGCGGAAGTTGTCGACGCCCGTCTCTCGCTTGCCGATCCAGAGACGTTCGTACCCGTCACGCTCGCCGACGCTCATCATGCGGATATACACGTCGCCGTTCCACTCGCGAACGGCCACCTGCTTCAGCCCGAGGTCGTCAGCCGCCAGAATCTGATCTGCTGTCAGTGCCATACATCAACTCCTACGATGGTGAGAATCTGAGCGTCACCGTGTGTCGTTGCACATCGTTGACCTTCTTCTCGACTGCAAGCCGTTGGAAGATCGCCTTGTGCGTGAACGTGACGCCCGGCCCGGTCACTGCAAACATGGCACGCTTGCCGTAGTTGGCTGGCGTGCAGTGCGCGGTGCCCAGACACACTACATCTATAGTGCCTAGGTCAAGCGAAAACGGTGAGCCGGCGCCGCCGCGAGAGATTGGCAGATCGCCGCCGTGCAGCACCTTGAGGTCGACGACCTCCAGGAACTCAACGCTGTTCCACGTTACGGTAATACCGGCAGCATTGATCGCCATGACGGGATGCCTCCGTCACGCTATCAGCGAGCGACCTTGAATACCGCAGTGCCCTTGATAACGTCATTGAGCGCGAACGTCACGGCCGAACTCACAACGGTCGACGGCTTGTTCAAGAACTCAGCGCTGGCATGCGTGATGACAAGCGTGCCTGTCGATGCGTCGTTGATGATTCCCTTGCCGATGTATTCGATCGTGACCTGCCGCCCGGTGTCAGTCGCGTTGCCCGTGAGCGGGCGATCCTGAGTCAGCACCGAGTTGCCAGCGGTCAGCCCGAGGTGCGATACGTCGATGGTGTTGTCGGTCGCCGGGTCGGCCAGGTTGTAGACGATGTTCGTGACGGTGTACCCGCCACCAGCGAACGTGAACACTGTGCCGGTCGAATCATGGGGCGTGATCGCCATAGCTAATTACTCCTGCCAGAGGATGCCGTAAAGTTGCTGAACGGTGTAGACCGGCGGGAGGTCGCCGCCAGCCAGTTGTGCGAACCCGTCGCTCTCGGTATCGAGCGAGACGTTGCTCACCACCGCATTGTCGAAAGTGCCTCCCCACCCATCCAGAGACACGCGGCACTGATCGGCAATATCGCGGGCGGATTCGTAGGTTTCGGCGAAAATATCGACCGATAAGTTTACTGTGGGGGCACCGATTGGCCCGGCAAGTGACTGCTGCCGCGTCACCGCCAGCCGCCGCCAGGTGATGAACGGCAGGGCCGCAGTTGCGGGGGCGATGACAGGGTAGATACGGGTCGATACCAGTGCCGTCACGGCGGCGGTCGTGATCAGCCGGTTGCGGATGACTGCCTCGGGAGACTTGAACGCCATGTGTCAGACTCCCGAGATGGTGCCGGTGGCACTGTAGGTGAGCGTGGACAAGGCACGCTCCAGCGAGATCCGCAGTTCGCGTTGCAGGATCGCAGCCACTTGCCCTTGCGTCTGGGCAAATGCCGTGCGGATTGGCGGCTGGCCCGCTACGCCACCTTCCGGTGTGGGCGGGATCACAATCGGGTTGCCCGACTTTTTGAAATATGCTCCCGGCGTTGGCGGGTCAGTCTGCACTCGGCTGCGGTTGCCCGGCTGGCGAATCATGCCGAACGGGCCGAGCGACTTGTAGCTGGACGCGATGTAGGCGTTCTGCCCGCTTACGGTGTGAACGAGTCCCTTGCCGCGAACCACCTCCTGCCGTCCCATTCGCGTCCGCACGAACGGCACCGACGGGCTTCGGCGCTGATAAGGGGTGTTGGAAAACTTGCTGACGACGCGGGCTCGCGTGCCGTACTCGATCAACCACTGGTGATACGCCCGGTCGCCTGCCTTGCCTGACGAGACACGCACCTTGCCACCGGCTGCACTCTCCGAGCCACGGTTGCCGGTGCGTCGATAGCCAATCAACCCGACCGCATTGCCGTTCTTTGTGTACGCCTTCGCCAGACTCATCACAGCAGCCCGTAGGTTGCCCGTAGGGCCGACAGGCGTCAGTTCACGTAGCCGTGATTCGGCGGGCACGATCGCCTTCTGGAGGGCATCCTTGAGGGCCGCAGCGGTGAACCGCTTATCCCCAAGGTTACGAATCGCATCGCCGACTGCTTTCAACTCGGGGAAGTCCGCCGTGATGACAATGCCCGCCGTAGCCATCAGACGTTCTCCTGGCAGATGACCTCGTGGACGCTGCGATTGTGATGCTCCAAAAGACTGACGATTTCGAGCGTGCGGGATCGCCACGTCAGCCGATGCGACTGCGTGAGCCCCGGCAGATACCGCATCTGCACGCGGTGACTGATCGCCACTTGGCTCTGCCCCGAGAGCAGCTGCTCGCGGGCCGAGACGCCTTCGACGCTCGCCCACACGGCAGACGAGTCAGCCCACGTCATGACCAGTTCGCCAACGGAGTTGGTGACGCCGCTGGCGACTTGCACCGTTACCCGCTCGCGGAGTTTTCCGGGGTCGATCATCGGTACGATCCCCAGCGGTGTGCATCGAGCAACGCCTTGACGCCGTAAGGGATGTCGTTCGCCGCGCCACTATCGGCGGCGAGCCGCCGCTCAAACCAGTGCCCGACCAGCATCAGGATCGCGTTGCGAACGCCCTGTGGCACGCTTGCACCAGACTCGCCACGCCCCGCCCACCATGTCACGGTGACAGAGTTGTAGTCGGTCAGGTGCCCCGGCCACGCCCCGCCGTAGGTGTTGCGGATCACGCCGGGCTTCGTGTCGCGGTCAACGCGATAGGTGGACGACGACAACGCAGCGGTAGCACCCGATGCGTCGGAGGTAAACGTCACGCTGACAGCCGTCGCCGTGCCAGCCGTTGCCATTGGAGGCCGTGGCAGTTCAATCTCTGCTGGGAACCCGTCGAGCCGCATCACAAGCTGCTGATGGATGAGAGCCTCGTCCATGTACGCTTCGACCCACTCGCGAGCCGCCGTGATGAGAGACGTGAGATAGAAGTCGTCCGAGTCGGAGTCGATGCGGCAATGCACCTTCGCCTCGGCGAGAGATACGGGCTCGACCACGGGCTGCGTCTGCGTTCGCAGACTGCGATACCGCATCGGCCTGCCGTCATACACCGGCCTTGGGTAGTCCATCAGTTCCCTTTCCGGCGGCGCGGCGTGAGGTCAGCAGACTCGCCGCCTGGCTCAACGCTTGCCGTCTCGATCAGGTCGATCTGTTTCTCTGGGATCGCACGCCCCTCGGCAATCAGCCGCTGGGCCACATCGAGGTCACATTCAGTGACGTCACCGGGGCGGTACGTCGAGTAGTTGGCGGTGAACTTGATTTTCATGTCTGGGGCACACTCCATGCAGTGTCGGGGCGGGCGAGCTTGGTGGTGAAGTCAGTAGTCCACTGGAATACGGGCGCTTGCAGATTCTTTCCCGGCCATGCGACGACGTACTCGCCGTGGCCGAGGACGACACGCGGCGAGATAAAGACGCGGTTCCCGCTCTCTCGCCACCCTCTCCAAAAGAATATGTCATCATCAATTCTGCCGTCATTCCACGAATTGTCTGGGCCGGGCGTTGACCAGAACCACGGCTTCTTGCATCGCTTCAGTGCTGCCGTGGAGATGACCGTCAGCCCGAAATGGGCCGAGTCGACTTCCTGCACGGGCTCGGCAAACCAATCCGCTGGCACCGTTGAACTGCCGCTGGCCGGCGGGTCGTCGAGCGTGCCCTTGAGCGTCAGCATCGGGCGACCGTCTTCGCGTTTTGTTTGCAGCCCCGTGATCGCATCGCACTGGAACGTCAGAGCCATCGCGAATAGATGCTCGACGTCGGCCTTGGTGAAGAACGTGTCGTAGTCAATCGTCAGCAGATACTCGCACTTGTCGATGAACTGCTCAAAGATTCGCGTGTTGACCTGTGACCAGAACGCACCCGTCCCCATTGTGGGCCGGATGCCCAGCGGCATCAGAGCCTGAGCCCACGCGAAATGGTTACTCGTGAACGACAGACGCGGCATCGAAAGCACGGCCTCGACGCGGATGTCCACTTCCGTACCGCCGACTTTGACAATCAAGGTATGCACTCCAAAAGGAAACGGCTGGCGGGGATCGCTCCTCGCCAGCCGTCCATGATGGTCTATCTGTCAAGCGATTCAGCCGTTGACCACGACCTGCACGCCGGAGCTTGCAGCGTCAACCGAGCCAGCTTCGCCGCGACCCAGCCGGGCAACGCTCGCCACAACGCTCGCAGCCACCGGCGTGGCGTTGACTCGCAGGTACCGTTTCAGGCCTCGCGTGTCGATGTTGAGCCTGACGACATTTGAACCCGCAGTCCGCGAGCCGCTCGACGGGATCGAGAAGCCGCCGGTGCCACCGCCCACAAGGGCAGTGACGTCAGCGTAGTCACTGGCAGAAGCATCGGACTGCTCGATCTTCAGGGCACGGCAGATCGCGTCGGTGGTGGCCGCAGCAGGCTCAAACACAACGTCGATGGACGCATAGGCGTGGCCGAGCGTGTCGATGGTGTGCTGAGCAGTCTGGGCCGTCGTCGTGTCGGCTGCACCGATCAGGGCATCGGTCTTGGAATTGGCAAGGTGAAGCATTAGCAGGTACTCCTGAGTGATTCGAAATCAGCCGAACTTGAGGGCGACAATCGGGCCAGCCTTGGCAGCGTTGCCGAGGTCGTGAGCAACCATCGCGACGCGAGCCGTTGCAAAAGTGAGGGTCTGGTCGTACTCGATAAACCGGCTGGCGTCGGTCTTGATCGTCACGCCACGCCGCTCGCCGAACGTCGCTGCCTGGCTCATGTCGCCGAACAGGCAGGCCACCGTGCCGGTCGTGCCACTTAAGGCAGACTGGAGCGGATGGCACAGCACCACGGGGAAGCCGAGGAACTGGAGGTTCGCACCACCAGCGATGTCCGCAGCATTGTTGCCCGCGTTGGCGACCATCAGCCGCAGCATCGAGGAACCGTAGCCAGCGGGCGAGATGAAAAACTTCGCGTTCCGGCGGGCGAACAGCGGAGCCTTCGCGACGAGGCTGGTGAAGTCAGTCAGGGTCAGAGCATCGAACGTCGTCCGGCTGGTGGCAGTTGCCACGCTGGCCGAGTGCGTACCGTCGTTGATGGCGGAAGCCACACCTACCGTACCGTGGTAAGTGCTGCCGCCGTCACCGATGAGACCGGCGTTGTCGTACGCTTCGGCGAACGACTGAGCCACCTCGACCGCCATTGCGTCGGCCAGGTCGATGACCGAGTCTTCCAGCAGGCTGTTGGGCACGCGGTTGTCGATGCCCCAAAGCTTCGCGATCAGGTTGACGTTGTCGAAGGTCACTTCGCTCGTAGAGGGAGCAGCGTTCTCGCCGATAGGCCGGGCCGACAGGCCGCTTGTCCTGCGAGCAACGAGCATCGAGTCGGTGTTCATCGAAACCCGGCGAAACTCGCTGGGCACAACGCCGAACTCTTCGACGAGCCGAATGATCTCAGACGACAGCTCGTCGCTGACGAGAACGCCACCGAGCGAGTTGATCGAGCCAGCCTGGGCACGGCTTTCGACGCCGTGATCGACGCACCACCGACGAGCCTCCGCATCACCGAGCGTGTAGCCCTTCAGGTGCATTCCGGCACGGTATGCCCGCTCTTCGGCGTTGGCACCCTTGAAAGCCTTGAGTCGGCCAGTGGCACGGGGGATGGCGTAGTTGCGAGTTTCCACTTTGGTCTCCTTGACCTCGGGGGCATCAACGGCCTTGGCGGGCGCGGCCCGCTCAATCACGGCACGCAGTTCAATCTGTTTGGCTTCGATTCGCTGGAGCAGTTCGACCTGCTCACGCAGCTTGGCGGCGCGAGTCTCAAGCGACCGCAGGGAGGCCTCTTGCTCCTCGCTCATCGCGGGAGCATCACCTTCAGAGGGCGTCTCGCTGGTGGCCTCCATTTCGGCGACCACGGCGGCCAGTTCGTCGAGCAGCTGCTTCAGCTTGTCCATGTTGGACTCCTGTGTGCGGGATGCGGGCGGCCAACGCTGCCCACACACTGAAGCTATGGCTGCAAGCCCCCACCCATCCAGAACACAGTAAAACACTCAGCCGACTCGCAGCCGCCGCACTTCGAACGCTTGCAGCACATGCTTGCCAGTGCAGCCGCACGCATCGCAGCGTAAGTACCGAATCTGGTACTCGCCCTGCCGCTGGCTGCTGGCGATTTGCAGCCGCCCGCCACGGCACCGCGAACACGAATCGCCTGTCTTAGCGGCCATGCTTGCTGAGGTACTCGCGGAGGGCTGTGGTTTTCTGTGCCATCTCAATCCACGCTGCCGTCGCCACCGCTGTGTGCTTGCGGTACAAATCGAACGAACGCTGTGCCACGCTTACGTCAGCATCAGGGTAGGCAGGGAACGTCACTGGCCCCACGTCGATCAGGCTGTCGATCTTCGTGACGGTGCGGATGCTGCGGCCATCCTCCACGCTCCACGCCTCGCCGCCGGGGGCGATCTGGAAGCTGAACGAACTGCCACGCACGATGCCAGCGTCAATGTTGCTGGCGAGGTCGCGGCCATAGGTCGTGTCGGGCACCTTGAACTCATACCGCAGCCCGATCTCGTCCACGTTCATCCGCAGCGTGCCGGGATAGCGAGCCAGCGGGTAGTTCGCGTCGTGGTTGAAAAGTGCCCGCGTCTCTAGCGGACGCTTGCGGCCACGCCGCTCGGCGACGATGCCAAATGCTTCGGGGGCAATCCGCTCGGTGAACTCACCTAGGACGAGCGAGTTGACGCCGAACTTGGCGGCGTAGCCGACGATGTATCGGCTTTCGCCCGCATCGCCTTCTTCGCTGCGAGACTCCACGCGGAGCAGCGGCAGGGCGTCGGAGTCATCTTCGTACAGGCTGCGTCGCTCAATCATTTTTGCTTGCTCCTCTTGCGTGTTGCCAGAACTGGCTCCGCTGCTGGAGCCGACTCACTCACTCCTGCGAGAATCGACGCAACCTGTGCGGCGGTGATGCTCGGGAACGACGCAGCGATCAGTGCCGCTGCCCCTTCCTTCGTGATGAGCCCCGCTGGCACTTGCTGCAAGATTGCAATCAGCCCCGTGATCTGTGCCTCGTTGAGCGACACGTCGGCGACCTGCGGAGCCACCGGCTCGGCTGGCTCGCCTTGCTCTGCCGCTGCCACGCCGCCTTCGACTGCCTGGCCGTCGATGCCGCTGCCCGGCCGCTGCTGGGCAAGCACGTCGTCCACTGACGGCATCGCACCGAGCGTGCCCATGTTGAGCGGGCGGTATCGCTCGTCGCCGCCGTCAACCGGGTCGAGGTTCTCACTGGCTCTGATGTCGTTCGTCGACACGACGCCAATGTCCCACATGGCACGGTAGTACGCCGACCGGCTCGCGGCATCGCCACGCAAGAGGCCACGCACGTCAAACTCGGCAAGGTACTTCTCGTCGTCAACGATCAAGTCTCGCACGAACGCAGACTCGAAACGTCGCAGCCACGGCATGATCGTGTGCGTCACGAACTGAATCTCGCTCTGCGGCGAACCCGGCTCCAGGCCGAGCAGGTAACCGGGGACGCGGAACAGCCTCGCGATCTCGCGTAACTGATGCTCTCGCAGTTCCAGATACTGGGAATCGCTGTTCGACGCATACGGCACTTCGTAGGGCTTGAGCCCGCCGGTCAGTACCGCTGTTTCGTGGGCGTTGTGCGGGCCGCGATGCTTGCGGTTCCAATTCTCTGACAGTTCGCGGCGAGCCTCGGCGTTGAGTTGGTTCTCTGTGCTGAGGATGAAGCCCGGCCGGGCACCGGCACCGAAGAACCTCGCCCCGTGCACCTCGCACGCCCGAGCCAACGCGATCGCCTCGCGGCACTCCTCGACAATCGAGATGCCGTGAACGCCGTCGTCACTCGGCCCACGCAGGTGCAGAATCTGCTCGTCGGAGTAGACCGTCTGGCGACCCTGAGCCTCGCGATACGAATACCGCAGCCTGCCGTTCTCCAACGTCTCGACCTTCATCCGGCTCGGATGCAACGGCACGATCTGGTCAATCGCACCGGCCGCCCCCGGCACTAGCTCAGAGAACGCATCGCCCCACAAGGCGACGTGCATCACTGCCTGCTCACGCCACTCGAAACTCGTCTGCCAGTTATTCGGCTGGCTGTGCAGCCTGCGATAGAGCGGCAGTTCGCGGGCCAGCCGCTTGCCGCCGGTTTCAGTCCGCTCAAGCAAGTGCAGCGGCAGACCGGCCACCGTCTCGGCAAGGATCCGCAGGCACGAAAACACCGCAGCCACGGACGTCGCATTCTCAGGCGTAATCCTCACGCCAGCAGGCGACCGCCCGCCGTCGTCGTCCCATGAACGCTCTTCACCGGGGAGCCAGAGGATGCGGTTTTCGGCAATCATATGAAAAAGATTTCGGGGGTTGAGGCGGGCGATTGTTCGTTTCGCATCCAGAGACCGATGCCTTGGCAGAGTGCCACGATGCCGTCGATTCGCTCGGTGCTCTGGGCCTTGCTCGGGAAAATATTGCCGTGGCGATCCTCGTGTATGGCTGCGTTGCCGGCGTTCCAACTCAGGACGGGATGCCCAGCGTGCCGCATCCGACCGTTCAGCATCAGGTTCTCTAGTGTCTTCGCCGGTGCCGACATGCCGGGACCGCCTTGCGACCATCCTGCCACGGTCAACCCATCCCCTTGCAGCATGTTAGCGAGCATCTGGGCGTTAAACTTCATATCCACCGCCAGCCCCCGGACGCTGTATTCCTGGCAGATCTGCGTTATGTCGCGGTGCAAGGTGGTGTAGTCAGTCACGTTTCCATCGGTGACGCGGATATGCCCGTCACGAATCCAGCCGAGGTAGTCAACCTTGTCCCGCTGTGCTCGCTCAACGGCGTTCGCCTCGGGAATCCAGAAGAAGGGCAGCACGTCGATCGAGTTGTCGGACGGGTCGGGGCACACCAGCACCAGGGCGCTGAGGTCATATGTGCTGGCGAGGTCGAGCCCCGCGTAAACCGGGCGATCCCCGAACGGCCGCAGCGGAGTGGCACACGCACCCCACGCAGCTGGCGAGATCCAACGAGTATCCTGCGTCGTCCAGACGTTGAGCCGGTAGCGGAGGAATGCGTTCAGCTTCGTCGGCGATTGCTCTGCCTCGCGGGCGTCTGCCCTGAACGAGTCCAGAGTGATCGTCTCGCCGAGACTCGGGTTTGCCGCCTTCCAGGTCTCTTCGGTCTTCCACGTGCCATCGACGCCACAGTCCTGCGGAGCCGCATAGATGCACCCAAAGAATGCCGGATCGAACTTCGGATCGGCCATGCACTTTTCCGCGTACTGGTGCTGCTCCCAGCAGATCGAGCGGCGGTCGTATCCCGCCGTCGTGATCGACAGGATCAGCGGCTGTCGCCTGGCGGCACCGCCGTAGCGTAGTGCGTCCCAGAGCCGCCGGTCGCGTTGGGCGTGCAGTTCGTCGAATAGCAGGGCGTGGATGTTCAGACCCTCGGCTCGGAAAGCGTCAGCCGACAGCACGCGATAGAACGAGTTGCTCGCCTTGTGAATGATCGTCTTTCGCGAGTCGATCACCTCGAGATGCTTCGACAACGCCGGCGAGGCTCTGACCATCGCTGCCGCTTCACGGTAGATGATTCCGGCCTGCTCACGGTCGCACGCCGCACCATACACCTCGGCACCGGGCTCCGAGTCGAACATCGTCATGTACAGGGCGATGCCCGCGAGGGTGGTCGACTTGCCTTGCTTCTTTGGGAGCTCGATGTACCCGAGGCGGTGTTTGCGAGTCTCGTCGGCGTTGAGCTCGCCGAACAGCCCACGCAGGACACGTTTCTGCCACGGCAGCAGCAGGAAGTTCTTGCCAGCCGCCTGGCCTTTCGAGTGACGCAGGATCTTCTCGAAGAACTGGCAGACGCGAACGTATTTCGCCTGGCCGGCTGGCGTGAGCTCAGGCTCCGTGGACTTTGAAGAAGTCGGAGACTTCGTCTGTTGGCTTTTCTTGTGAGCCACCAAGTCGTGCCCTTGAGGATGGAGTCAGACCGAACTCTGCCATGATCTGAACTTGCAGCGCGACCAAGCTGCGATACAGCGACCCAGCCGGGTTGGGCTTCACGCCCCCGAGGTCTGTGTGCATCACGACGCCCGAAGCTCGCAGTGCCAACAGACACGACTGAGCCGCAGCATACACCTCGCACAAAACGGCCAGAGCCTCGCCGTCTGCCAGGGTGATGGTGCCGAGTTGCTGGAGCAGCGGAATCATCTCGTGCCACTTTTCGACGGCCGCCGGCTCGACCATCAGACGGGCCGGCATCGCGGGAACGCCTGCCGGCGATTCCAAATCGGGCCGAATCTTGCGTTTGCCGGGATTGCCCATCAAACGCTCGACGGAGGCGGGTCTTTGCTTTGGGCCGGTTTTTGCCATGGTGAAAACGTGGCGGCAATCTGCGGACGCACGCCCCTACCTAATACAATCCGTTTACGTCATTGGCAGTATTTTGGCCGCCCCCCCTACCCGGTGCCTTTGCTTGCGTGCTGGGCAGTTCCTTGCCTAGTCGCTCAGCAACGGTCTTGCGAGTATGGCACGACGCACATAAGCACTGCCCGTTCGCGATGTCGTATCGCAAGTCTGGTCTCGCCACGACCGCGATGATGTGGTCAGCGTGGGCCTCGCGCCGCTTGGCACACACGCGGCTGCACGCCCGGCACTGCCAGTTGTCACGCTCCAGCACAGCCAGCCGCCACGCCCTGTGCTGAGGTGAGCAGTAGCCACGCTGGTGAGCGTTCGGCCCATTGTCCCGCCTGACAATCTTGTAGGTCGCCCTGGCCGGTCGCATCATCTCGATCCGCTGCGGCATCACAGCACCGCCGCTTCAGTATCCGGCCCAACGTCGCTCTGGTTCTTGCCGACGAGCCTGCCCGCCGAATCAAAAACATGCCAGGTGTGCAGACCGTCTACGATACCTACGTACTCGGTTCTCATGTGTTTACCAACGCCCCGTAGGGTTGCCCGAGCGAAGACAGCAGAGTAGACGCCGACTCGGGGAGGTCTGTCAGGCCCGATTCAAGCAACGCAGACATCCGAGGCTCCATCGCAGACACAACTACATTTAGATTACGCCCCAGATAGCTGACGTATTGCGTAGAGAATAGCCCAAGTGCGTATCTCACATTTGGCGTAAGCGTAATGATCTCCGGATAGCCTCCCTCTGGCGAGAGGCTGCGAGTAAACACAGTGCTGCCTGAATTGAAAAGCGTCTCATCGGCAGCAGTGCGGGCGAGCAGCGTCACCGTAGTACCGTCAAACGAATACAAACCCATTCGGCCGAATGCACCAGCTGTTTGAGCGGCACTAAAAGTTACACCGACCAAGGAGGTTATGGTGATATTGTGCGGCACACTGAAGAAGCTGAGTATTCCTCTTCCAACCCCAGCTATGCCTCCAGCCCCAGGGGGGATGCCGGCCGAAGTAAAACCGCGATTGTAAATATCGTATCGGGCTGCGCTGCGGTCGCGGTCGAAGGCGAGAAGTCTAGTATCGCCCGTCATCACAACATTCGCAGACAGTCTCGCGTCGGGTAACGTGCCCGATGTTAGTTCGCTCGCGTCTGTAGTCGCCGCTGCCGGGTTACCTGCTGGCCCCTGCGGCCCGACGCCACCGCTCGCAGCAGCCGAGACGGTCGACGATCCGACGTTCGCGGCAATGGTGCCGCCGCCGGATACTGCCGCCGTGATTGGCTGCGAGACTACGGTAGCTGTGATCGTCATGCCACCACCTCAACTACGCCTTGCAACGCCGTCCGCTGCACGCCGCCGGGAGCAACCCAGTCGAGCCGCCAGCCATAGGTGCCGGCAGCGAGCGACCGCGTCTGCGTGTCTGTGAGGCTCACGGCGACAATCGCAGCAGCGGCATCGGTGACGCTCGTCGTGATCGGCGATACCGTTCCACCCGTCACTAGGCTTGTGAGCGTGCTGGTCACCGTGTAGCCGACGAGCGAGACGCCACCGAAGTCGATGGACGTGGCGAAGTCGTCACCGCGTTTGAACGCGAGGCTCATGGTGCCGGGTAGCTGTGTGTACGTTGAACTCACTTGGTTGCTCCTGCTTTGCAGCGGCACGACGCTGGGCACGGGCACGCCGTGCGATGTCCGTCGCCGTGAACGATGTAGCCTTTGCCGCCGCACTCAGTGCAGCAGGCAGGCTTCGGCCTGGGTGGCTCTGGCGTGGGCTCTGGAGCCCGTTCCTGTGCCGTAGTGGCGTAGGCTGCCGAGACCGCCGCCGAGGCTCTAGGAGCCTCTTGGTCGAGTTGTGCAGGGTCTGCGGCGAGTGACGCCAACAGTGAGAGCAGCCATTGCCACATCACCAGCCCTCCCCGTGGTTGAGAACTTTGTGCCCGTCTTCGTCCACGCGAGCATGCACAACGTACTGCGGCTGTTCAGGCGGCGGCGGCTCGGCGAACATCATCGCCCACAATCCGAGGCGTGCGAGCCGCTGCACGAACCGCAGCACCGGGCGTGCTGGCTCGGGCTTGACCGGCGAGTAGTCGCTGGTCGCGGCCCACCACGTGAGCATCACGGCGACCACGCCGACGACCAGAGCGGATTGGATTTCTCTTTTGGTCATCGGTCAACGCTCCAGATCGAGTAGAGAAACATGACGACGCAAGCACCGACCACGCTGCCGATCAGCCCGGCTGGAGCGTCACCGAACGGCAGACCACCGGCGAGCGAGCCAGCAATGCCGAGGCCAATCGTTGGCACCCAGCCTTCAGGGCAGCGACCGGGCATCACCCACTTGGCGATGCCACCAGCAATCGCACCGAATACGAGCCATACAAGCAATGACATGGGCACTCCTAGAGACCGAGGTTGTAGACGTCAGCGATGAGTCGTGCAGTGTGTGGCGTGGCGGCTTGCTTCTCGGACGGTGCAGGTTGCAGCCATCCGCCGTGGTCGAGGTTGCGATACCGGAAGTTCACGCCCGAGATGCTGAACGAATCCTGCCCGGCAAGCATGGCGTCGACAGTCTCACGCGAGACCCAGAACGAGCCGTCAGGCTGGTCGGCGGGCCACTTTCCACCGGCATTGAAGACGCCCCAGCTATTCATACATAGCAGGCCGTCACGCTTGCCTTCGTTCGCGGCATAGCGCACAGAAATAAAGCACATGCAATGAGCCCAACTCCCAGACCTTACTGCGAATCCATCAGCGTCACGCTGCGACGAGAATCCGACACCGCTGCATACCGGCACCGGGTAGCCCGACTCGATGCTGGCCGCAGCCTCATCAAAGTTCCGCACTAACGCGACGTTCTTCGCCGTGTTCTTGTTGCTGAGCTTCGCCAAGGCGATGCCATTGGCACCACCACCGCACAGCATATTCCCCCACTCTTTGGCGCGGCTCGGGTTGTACGTCGTGAGATCCGCGCCCGGATACGCTTGGCGAAACAGGATGCCGCCGACTGTCTTGTCTGTGCATTTACCTGCCACCCAGCGTGCAGCTGCTCCACCGTAAGAGCCGTCGGAGTAGCCCGCCTGCGTCACCGGCGGGAGTCGACCGGCTGTCCTCGATCCTGAATACAGCGGCTCAGTCGCCACCAGCTTCGGCGGCTCTGGCAGTTCGCCTTCAGCAAAATCGACCGCTTGGCCCACATACGAACCCATGGCCCAGCCAAAGCTGACACAATCACCGATCCCCTGCCGCCACGGGCCGAACGGCTTGCCGTAGACCAGGCGGTGAGCCCTATCGGCGTGCCTGTAGAGAAAAGTGTCCTTCTGCTGCGCCTTGGCGATGACGTCTTTGCCAGCGTCCGAGAAAAGCGGCTGGTCGAGCGTTGCCAGAAACTGCCGCGTACCCTCGGGATCAGGCACATACCCGAACTGCCCGTCGACTCTCGCCACGACCTTGCTCGTGGCTTGCGTGACCAGTGCCGACAGCACAGCCATCACGACCACGAACGCCACGGCAGACAGAGACCATTGATTACTTCGTGACATCGGCAGCAGCCCTCGCTAGGTCACGCAGTGCCGACACCCACGCCGCTCGGCTCTCAGGCGTCACAGGGCCGCCAGACGAGCCGACAGCGTCGTCTAAGAACTTATGCACGCTGTCTCGCACCTGCGGCTGTCGGGCACCGATGCTCTCGCCACGGCACCGCATCTCGCGGGCGGCGACACGCAGGTCGTCGAACGCTACACCCGTCTTGAGTCGCTGGTCATGTGAGCCGTCGTACTCGAGGCACTCGGCTAGCTCTGCACAGAGAGCCGACATCGTCGCAGCGTCCGACGCTGCACTCGGCCCGATAAACTTGCCTCGTAGCGTGAACGCATCCGGCGGCACCGGCACCGGCACGGGCTGCGGCGCTGGCTTGCTCGGCATGAACGCAATCGCAGCAGCGACCAGCAGGGCGAACGCTGCGAGGTGCTTGCCGTCGATGCGGGGCTTGTTCGCCGAGGCGTACCACGCCTGCACTCGCTCAGTGATCTGCTGACCGGCGAGAGCGTACAAAGCAAACGCCAGAAGGATGGCTGTAATCATTTCGCTCTCACCAGTGGAAGGATTGTTTCGATCGTCCCGGCGGCAATCGCCACGACCAGCGCCCGTGCCGGTGGCCGGACAACAAACCAGAACGGGTACACCGTCATCGGCACGCACGCCACAGCCAACGTGTCGAACAGCACGCCGACAGACTCCAGCACGATGTCCTTTTTCTGTGGCCCGGTGAGCGTCTGCGTAGCGTCGAGCATCTCGACCGCCAGCCTGACCAGTGCCGCGACCAGCGACCCGAACTCAGCCCACGTCAGACCGTCGCGGGCCTGATCGCGGGCAGCGTGCAAGAACCGCTGAGCCGCGACGATGAACGCCGGGAGTGTGTTTTCGTCGGACACCATCGGGCACCTCTCGGGACGTTGAGCCTCAGTCCGATTCTGGCGGATTGCCCTGGCTGTCTGGCAGAGGCCAGACAATCACGTCTAGCAGCCACTGGTACACGTCCTGCCAGCAGTCGTCGGCTTCCTGCCAGCTTTCCTTGCGGTCGAGCAGGAACGGCTGCGTGAAGACTTCCTCGCGCCCGCCGACGATTTTCCCGTCGACGTCCTGCAGCGTCAGGTAGACGTACCGCCGCCCGTACTCGACGACGATCCGCCGCTCGATGCCGTCGGGCCGCTCACTCATCGGCGAACCCTTCCATCGCCTCGCGGGCGTCGTTGGTCAGTTCGATTCTTTTCAGCACGAACTGCCTGGGCTTCGTTACCTGCCGCTCGCCCCGCGTCCTGTCGTTCCAAGTCGCTTGGATGGCAATGCACGCCTTGCGAATCTCGCTGGGAGTCGGGTCGCGGCTCTCGCCCCTCGATGGCTTGAATCGCAGCCGCCGGTCATTCCGCAGCGGCAGATTCCAGACATCGCGGAGCCGCAGCACCTGATCCTTCGTAATCGTGAAGCGGGTGCAAAGGTCGGCGATTGGCATGTGCGTTTCCCAATCAGCGGCGAACGCCTGGATGCTGATCGTCGCGGTGATGCCTGCCATAGGGTCACTCCAGCCAATACATCACAGACCGCATCGCCGGATCGAGGTACAACCGATGCCCTGTCCTCTCGGCAATCGTCGCATGAAATGGCACATGCTCGCAGTCCGTCCCGTCATACGTTCCAGCGAGGTACGCCTGCGTCTCGTAGATCGCCAGCCCGCCGAACGCAGAGCAGACCGGGATCGGCGGTGAGCCGACTGCCGGTAACCAGCGATGCTTCCAGCCCCCGAGGCCAGCGGTGTAGTCATCCCACGACGAATTGAGCCTCAGTGCCCACGCGTCATAGTGCAGCCACGACTTGGTCGGCCCATGTTCCATGATCGACACGCTCGCCATCCCATAGGCGTCGGTCATCGTCGCAAGCGATCCCATACCGTGCATCACGCCCGCGTGGCTCCAGCCGCCCCACGCATCCCAGTCGATGACCAGCGTGTAGGTCGAGTCGGCACAATGCCGCCGCACCCACTCCTGGCACGCCGTGCGGTACTCAGCCAGGGCGACCGTTCGCGGCCCGGCAAACTCTGCCGAGAACTGCTGCCGGTTGAGCGTCTGCGAGTGGAACGACGCCTGCGGATAGGCTCCGCAGAAGTTTGCCAGCACCGTTTCCGTATCGTCGGTGTTGTCGTTGGTGGCAATGTGGAGCCGCCACGACCGGCAGTCAGCGACAAGCTGCAAGAGCCTAGCCAGATTCGCGTTGAGCCACGGGGCACAGTTGCGAGCCAGCCCGACGATAGCCACGTCGGACTCAGCCCACGCATCGACGCCCGTGTGATACATGCGGGCGAAGTCACCCGCGAACGCATCGAGCGGATAGATCAGGTGTTCAGGCACCAGTTGCGATTTTGGCAAGTTTTTCAATGAGGCTGAGTCGGTCATCGTATTGCGTCACATGCACGAGGTGCGGCTTGTCGGGCTTGTTCATATCGCCGGGGTGGTGGTTCCACTCTGGACCCAGGAACGTCGTCTCGTCGTAGAGTCTGGTGGGGCTGTCAAGTTTTCCGTGCGGGCCGGGCTCGACGACGTAGCCCATCAGCCGCATGATCGCCGCCTGCTCCCACCACGGGTGCTGCACGCAGTCTGTGCCCTCCATCCACGCACGCTCTAGCGTCGGAATCATGTCCTGCGTCACGACCCACACGCCGCAGTTCGGGACGCGACCGCACTCGGTCAGATGCTCGACCACCGCTTGGCATGTGCCCGGCTGCAACTCAGCGATGATGTCAGCACCGGGCCATGCGATCACGACATCCACGTCGAGCCAGCAGACAACGTCATACGTGCCGAGGGCCGCGTGCAGGGCGGGCAACTTATTCCACGACGGCGGGCGGTCGCCACCCTCCAGCAGCAGCGTGCGGATGTCGTGGCCGTGCCGCTTGGCATACGCTGCCATCAGCGGCACAGTGTGCCGGGACATCGCGGTGTGCAGGTCGCCGGTCCAGCCGGTGAGAATCAGAGACCGCATCGCCTACACCTCGGCCCATTCGCTGCCGTTACGCTGGAAGAGCACCACCTCAACGCACCCGAGCTTCCTGGCGATGTCTGCCGTGGCCGGCGAGAACACTGCCAAGGGCTTACGGATGTCGATCACGCCGGCACCCGCGAGTACCGCAGTCAACGCCGTACCCTTGCCCGTGTTGCGGTATCGCTCCTCGACGAACTGCTCGAGAGTCTGCATGGCTCGCCAGACGTGCGAACACGCCCAACCGACCATCGCACCGTCGCAGTGCCAGACGGCGATCGGCGTGCAGCTGCTGCCCTCACCTTCCAGCACCGCGGCTACCTCGATCTGAAACTCACTGCCCGGCTTCGTCAGCCGGGAACGGATGGCGATCATGTCCCGTGGATCGAGGCCGTCGATCGTCGCCAGTGTGACTTGGTTCATTGCACCCTCACGGTGGTTCGTGCCTCATTCCCGTACGAACGATCCAGCACATGCTTTCCGATCTGATGATCATCGACGTACGCAATCCCGTTGAGGGCGTCTTCAACGCCGCTCAACAAGTTCTTGTTGTCACCTCTAGGCAATATCGGAACGCCTGTGCGTAGCGTGCCGTCCTTGCGAAAGTGACTCTTCGGGCGCTCAAACACCCAATCAATGATCATCGTGAGTGGCAGTTGATCGGTCGGCGATGCTCCAGCGGATTTCGCTGCCAATGCGATTGCCGCCCGATACTCACGTATCCCATTATCTGGGTAGTAAGTGTGCCCGCTCTTTGTGGTTCGCTGCCTTGGCTGCGGCACGGGCTTGCCCGGCACAGTGAACGTGATTGGCTTCATGCGTCCATCGTCGCAGTGGCGTCAAGCAATCCACGTCGAGCGATTGAGCACCTCGAAGTGCCTCATAACTGGACGCACGCGCCAGCCCTCATGAATCTCGTCCATGACATACGCATGGATGACGAGCCCGTTCGCTAGGTGTAGCACCTCGACGCCCAGCTGGACGGGCCTGAAGGCTCCGTCCAGTGGGCCGCCGAGGAACTCGACTGTGAGCCAGCCTTTCGCCATTGTCACTCGTACCGGATCACGGCGAACCAACCACGCGGGCCGCGAGCGACAGCTTTTTCCACGATCCTGTAGCGACCGTAGAAGCAGCAGCTGCGGATCGCCGCATCAGGCGACGACGACGAGAACCCGATGCCTTCACGCCTGCCGCCATTCATCCCGCAATGACGCAGAACGCCAGTGCGTGCCATCGTCTCGGCATCTTGTTGTGCCGTGGAAATGTTCACCCGCCGGGCGTTGATGATGACATCGTTTCCGAAAATGATGCCGGGGGGGGCGGCGCATAGAAACGCGAGAGCCAAGACAATCCGTTGCATACATTCGCTCCTTCAGGGTCTGGACGCTCCTGCGTCCGATAAAGCAACAGTAGGCGATGCGTCAAGCGAGACGCTCAAGCAGTTTGCGGACGCTAGAGGAATGTGAGGGGGTGGTCAAAGCCCTAACTATCGGCATAAACTTCTGAAACGGGAACGCCTGCGTAGCTCAATGGCAGAGCAGCGGTTTTGTGAACCGCCGGTTGCTGGTTCAAGTCCAGCCGTAGGCTCTTTGACCGACGAGGAGCGGGAGCGGCACCATATTCCCGACGCCGGGAAAATGGTGCCGACACTGACGGACGCGGAGCGAGAGGCGATTGACATTGCAGAGAGTTGGCTGCCGCCACAGTGCCAGGAGTCAGCCGCAACGCTCCATCACCTCTGGCTCAGAGTCGCCCGCGACGATCCGGCCGTGCGAGTGCTGTAGCCAGTGTTCGCTCATGTCAGTCTCTCCAGCAACCCGCGAAGCGTGTCTTTGTATTTTTCGCGGTTGTGGTTCTGAGTCAATCTGGTCAGCGGCTTTCGCACTTCCGCAAACCACTCAATCGCCCCCCGCTCGTCGTCGGTAAGCCGCAGCCGCTCAATCTCTCTCGCAGCGTCTGGGCCGTCAGGGTTCCTCAGCCAGTGGACTTTGTGGTCACCTGTGCCATCGGCGACCTCCAGCCGACGCAGCCGCTCAAGCATGTCGCTCATCGCTCCAACTCCTAGGTCAACGCGTGGAATCGAAAACCGTCCCACGAATACCGTATGCCGGTCGTGCCCATCAGAAACGCGAGAGCCAACACAATCCTTTGCATACATTCGCTCCTTCGTGG